AGTTATTAATGATCCGCCTGATATTGTAAAAACTGAGGTATTGTGTTTATGGGTTGATACAATAAATTCAGCAATTGATGTCCAAAAGTGGAATATGTGTAAAGTTGATCCAATCCCACTAGATCCCGAAAAGCCTACTTGGTTTGGATTAGATCTTAGCCCTGATCGTAAATTTGGAGCTTTAGTGGCAACTCAAAAGTTATCGGGTGAAAGATTTAATTTAGTTTTACTTCATACTTGGTCGAATGATTATTCAATCAATGATTTAGCGGTTGCAAACGATATTGCTCCGTATGTAAGAAAATACAATGTTCAGACTGTCGCTTATTCCAAAAGGACTGCACAAGCCGTCGCAAGTCGGTTAGTTCCTGCTGGAATTCCCATTACAGATATGGATGGGGCGATATACGCTGAATCATGCGATCGGTGGTTAGGCGCAATCAATTCCCATCGATTACAACATGGTGGTCAGGAGGAACTGACTCAGCAAACACTATCCGCTGCGAAATTGCCCTATGGGGATGGGTCATGGATCATCGGTAGGAGAGCAAGTAGAGTCGCAGTTTGTGCAGCTGTGGCATCTGCTTTAGCAACTTATTTTGCGACACAACCTGAAACGGAAATTGATATACAAGTGGCATAAATCGCACAAAATGATATAATCTATACCAATGGGATTATTCGATCGATTTACCACAAAACAGACAACAGAGCAAGTAGATGTGTCTGCTGCGCTTTCTCCATATAACGCACAACAATTAGTTGGCGGAATTTTATTTGGAACTACAACTGCAACGCGTGAACAATTCATGGCGATACCTGCTGCTGCGCGTGCAAGAAATATAATTTGTTCAACAATTGGATCTTTACCAATTGAACAATATAATCATTTTACAAATGAACACATAAGACCAAACCGAGTAATTATGCAGCCAGATCCAAGAGTTGCAGGTTCAGCTATTTATAGTTGGCTGGCGGAAGACATTTTGCTATATGGCGTGGGCTATGGAATTATTTTAGACGCGTATGCAGCAACCGACGCTTCAAGAATTCGTGCGTGGACAAGAGTCGCACCTAATAGAGTATTTGCTTCATTAAATAGTAACTCAACAGAAATTGAGTATTACACAGTTGATGGCAAGCGAGTGCCACCATTTGGTTTAGGAAGTTTAATAGTTTTTAACGGACTTGATGAAGGTATATTAAATCGCGCTGGTCGCACAATTAAAGCTGCTGCATCACTTGAGCAAGCTGCTGAAATGTATGCAAAAGAGCCTATGCCACAAATGGTGTTAAAGTCAAATGGCACAAATTTAACTCCAGAGAGAATTACAAAGTTATTAGAGTCTTGGAAAATATCAAGATCAACAAGATCAACTGCATTTTTAAATGCCGATGTCGAATTGCAGGCTTTAGGATTTGATCCGGCTAAATTACAATTAAATGAAGCTCGCCAATACCTTGCTTTAGAAATTGCAAGAGCATCTGGTATTCCAGCATCATTTGTATCTGCTGAAACTACAAGCATGACTTATTCAAACATGACAGCAGAGCGTAAAGCATTAATTGATTTCTCATTACGACCAATTCTTACAGCTATTGAACAAAGATTATCTCAAGCCGATTTCTGCCCTAACGGAATTGAAACTCGATTTGATATTGATGATTTCTTGCGTGGCTCAGCACTAGAGCGAGCGCAAGTTTATGAAATCCTAAACCGCATCGGCGCGATGAGTGTCGAACAAATCCAAGAGGAAGAGGATCTAATTCGATGAAAATTAGTTACCCAATAGAAATAACAGCTGCCGACACAAACAAGCGCACAATCTCAGGCAAGATAGTTACATGGGATGAGCAAGGTTCAACAAGTGCTGGATTAACTGTATTTGAAAAAGATTCAATTGATTTTAGCAAGCCTGTAAAATTATTACTTGAGCATGAGCGAACCAAACCGCTTGGAAAATTAGTCGATATAACAGCGACAGACACAGGCTTGGAAGCAACCTTCCGTTTGGCAAAAACTTTTTCTGCGGATGACGCGCTTGAAGAGGCCGCAACTGGATTACGCGATGGATTTAGCGTTGGTGTAAAAATTAACGAATGGAAAAATGAGGAAGGCGTGCTAAGAATTAAATCAAGCACACTTCAAGAAGTTTCACTTGTAACAGAGCCAGCAATTGACTCAGCACGCGTTCAAGAAGTCGCTGCTAGTGAAACACCAGAGAATTCCGAAGCAACCGCTGAGGAAACAACCAAAGAGGAGAACAAAGTGTCAGAGATTAATTCTGAGGCTCCTATCGCGACCGAAGCGGTAGAAGCGGCACAAGCTCCAGTTGTAACTGCAAACTATGTGGCATACACAAAGCCACGCGTTGACACAAATGTTACTGCTGGACAATATCTAAATGCACAAGTTCGCGCTATTCAAGGCGACACAGATGCACGCGACTTAGTTGCTGCATTACAAATTGCAACTGTTTCTGAAAATACAGGAATGGTTCCACCTAATTATCTACGCGATGTTATCGGAGTAATTGACGATTCACGCCCATTCATTAATAGCATCGAGCGTGCACCGCTTCCTGCTTCAGGAATGAAAATTTTTACTCCAAAGCTTGGAACTCAGGCTACTGTTGCACTAACTAGCGAGGGATCAGAGTTTTCATCTACCGATACAGTAGTAACTTTCCAAGAGGACAACATTGTTAAGTTTGCCGGTGCAAATGTTGTAAATGTTGAACTATTTGATCGTTCAGACCCATCTTTTGCTGATCTATTAGTTCGTGAGTTAGCTGCATCATACGCACAAAAGACAGATGCTTATGCAGCACAGATCGCATCACAAAATGCAGGTGGATCATCAGGCGCATCAATATATGCAGCAATCGCTGATGGAATTGCAGACTCTTATGGAGTAATGCGTTTCACACCAAACCGCTTAATGGTTGCTCCATCAGGTGGACAAAACGGCATTGATTTTGCTGGATTACTTGGTGCAGTAGCAGATGGTCGCCCATTATTTGCAGCAGCAGCTCCACAAAATGCCAATGGTTTAATTACACAAGGCAGCACAAATGGAACAGTTGCAGGTCTTGATCTTGTAGTTTCACCAAATTACACAGGTGATGATGCTAATACTAAATATGCTTTGGTATATCCATCAGCTGCAATGCGATTCCATGAGTCAGGAACAATTGAGCTTCGTGCAAACATTGTTGCTAATGGTCGTATTGAAATTGGTCTATACGGATATGTTGCAGTAGTAAATCGCTACCCAACAGCATTCCGTCAATTGACAGTAGCTTAATTTAATTGAGTGCCTAGGGTTGCTCCCGATCCTAGGCATCCATTAAGGGAGATTAGAGAGGAAGGTACTCCGTGCCTAGCATTATTTCCGCAAGCGAATTAAGAGCCGTGCTTGGGGTATCTTCCGCTCTTTACAATGATGCATATTTAGAAGGAATTATTGACACAGCAGAAAACACCATTTTGCCAATGCTTGTTACATTTAAGAGCGCAGTTCAAAAAACAGTTTTAACAGATAATGTTGCCACATTTACAACAGTAGGCGAGCATGAATTTACCGAAGGACAATCAGTAGTTATTGCTGGATGCTTGAGTCCATATAACGGAACTCGCACAGTATTGGCCGACAATTTAACAGCAACTACTTTTAGCGCATCAATTACAAATGCAGATGTTTTAGAAGCAAATGTTATTCCAAGCGGAACAGCCACATTAACAGGTGCATCAACCTATGTTGGCAATCAATCAGTTCGATCAGCAGTTTTTGCAATTTCAGTTGAAGTATTTCAATCAAGAGTTGCAGCCGGTGGACAAATTGAAGGCGTTGACTTTACAGCTACTCCATACAGAATGGGTCGCAGTTTATATTCAAGAGTAATTGGAATTTTAGGGCCGTATGTAGATGTTGAGGGTATCTGCCAATAATGCCTAACGAAACCATACTTGAGCAAATCCGCACACCTTTAGCAACAGCCTTATCTAGCGTTGCAGGTAATGTTTATTCATTTGTGCCTGAAACAGTAATTCCACCGGCTGTTGTAGTTGTGCCTGATTCACCATATTTAGAA